GTGCATCATCTAACGGGATTTCATCGGTCATAATGGCAGATTGCGCTTCGCGTGATTGCTTAAGCCACCATTTAATGGTGTCCCGATCAATGACTCCGCCAGCAGTTTCCAGATCGATAGTCTTACTAAATTCCGGTCCCATATCTCCGGTTTGCGGATCGAAAAATATTGCACCTATTGAGATAATCGGGGCATCTGGATTTTTTCCCATGGTTTCAAGGTCGATCATTAGATGGTCACACGTCCCGCTGGTGGATGTGCCTTTATGATGACCGTTCACCTTAACTGAGTGATCTGTCGCCTCGCCAGTTTCACTATCGCTATCGTGATGCTGATTGCCGCCAGGGTTCTCCTTGTGTGGATGTTCAGTGCCTTCCATTTCCTCCGGATCATTTTCCTGAACTTCAACCTGATTCTCTTCATTGAATGTTTCCTGGTATGTTGCGTCGCCCATCACCGCGCCACAATCAGGGCAGTTGCCGCCGCCGGTCTGACCGCAGGCGGTGCAGATCTTTTCCGGTTCCTGTTGCACTACTGGTTCAGGTTGTTTCGTTTCTGGCTCGTTTTGTAACGCATTTGGGCTGTTTTGTTCCGCTTTCTGGCCGTTCTGTTCCGTTTCTTGCTGGTTCTGGTTCACAGAATCGCGGGTTTCCATCCCCTTGACCCATTTCGGATCATTCGGGTCGCTAATCCCTGCAACAAATTCTCCGCGAGAGGCCGCAAGCAACTTATCGGCGTCAGGCTGGCTGATATTGGCTGCCTGCATAATTTTGTTTACTTCGTCAGCGGTAACTTTTACCTGATTAACCGGATCTATCTGTGCCTGAGTATCCAGCGATTGCGTGTCCTGGCGATGTTCAGTTGTATTCGGCTCCATTGCTTCAGTCGTTGCCTGTTCATCTGCCATTGCGTCAGACGGTTGTGATTTTTCCTCATTANTTTTTTTCTTCTTCTGTTTCGCGTTCAGCAGCCAGTTCGCGGTTAACTTCTTCCAGGATATCTTTTTCCGGTGTATGTCGTGCAGCAGCGAGAGTTTCCTCGGTAGGGTTCTCGTGATCAGTTTCCGTCAAATAGGCGTTGATATACCCCTGAAGGCGTCCCGGGTAGTGATAAAATTCAGGGTGTGCGCTTCGGATAAGTGCAAAAATAGCGGCGCGGGAATAATCCAGGATACCCGGGATTGCGCGAAGTGCTGCGGACCATTCTTTGAACGGACTTTCTTTCTTCCGGACGACTTCTTTTGCGCGACGATAAACGCTGCCCGGAATTTCATAAATATTAAAATCCATCGGAAGTGTGGCCGCTGCAATCTCCACATCCAGCGTATCGAAGGTGTGTACTAAATTCGGATTGCGATCGGTTTTGTTCCCTCCACCGGCATTAGCACCGGAAGCCGTGCGGGTGATGCGTGAAACACGATTTCCTTTCATCCACTCTTTTGTCAGCAGACCGCGATCGGTGTAGTCAGCGCCCAGGTATGCTTCGAAAAAAGCAGTCATCAGTCCCAGGTCTGAATTACCAGGATTAGGGAAAACTTTGTCCGTGTCACGAACCAGTTTGTGGAGATCGCGAATTTCCAGCGGTTCGAGTTGCGCTGCTTTATTTGAGATGGCCAGCGCGGTAACGGCGGGAAGTTTTTCATCCTGTGCGTTATGTAATGTGCGCAGTTCGTCCCGCGAAACGTGTGTGATCGGTTTTTCGCTGCCGTGCTGTGCCAGCCATCGAACAGGCAGAATCTGACCTGAAACCGGCAGGAGCATGTTCTCCTCAATCTCAGCCATGTCTTCGCCGTTGACGTTGGTATTGTCAGTGCTGGCTGGTTTATCCTGAACAGAGGGCGAGGGCGCGATAAGTACCATTGTGATACCATCTTCACCGCCCTTTTCGTATCGGTTGCAGAATTCGGTATCAAACACGCCTTCCGGAGGAAGGTCATTCACAACGGGTAAATGGACGCGAACAGGTTTTTTAAAATCCTCTTTGTCAAATCCGGCATCGTCCATTGCGACAACACCGCGTGATATTGCAACCGATAATTTTTTTGCTGTGCGCCAGTAAAAACCGCCTTTAATTCCAAGACGTTTTCTGATTTTGTCATTTTTGGCTTCGTAATATAGTGCAATTTCTTCTTTATCAGTGCTCATTGATAAACCTCATTACAGATTTAAGGGTGAACAAATCCCTGCCATTGCTGGCATATAAAAATGAAACCGGATATTAATTACGGTGCTGTTTTAAGCCCCGCCGGGATTTCGTTATTGTCCATGTGAATAACTTTATCGACCGGATAACAGTTGCCGGGAATTTTCTGTTCCGCTGCGGCAGCCATGCATTCTTTCATTGAGTTGTACATGCCGGTGATTGCATCAAGCGACTCACCAGTATTGAGATGTACAGTCAGAATGAGTACGAATAATGTGTTCATCGCCACTCTCCGAAAATACCGAGTTTAAGAAGGGCAATTCTGGAGAGTATGGAATTGTCATTCAGCAGGTAGGGTTCATATTTTCTCATATTGATTGCATCCTCGGTGAAATCCCTGTTACTGAGCAGAACACCAATATTAAAGCACCCGTCAGACGTATTAACGTTTGGTAGTGACGTTTCCATTATCGCGTCCTCAACAATGAATTTTGTGATGCGGTGCCTGGTGCCTCCAGGTGACGTTAACCAGTTAACAATTAACGCCGGATACAGAGAATCCACCCATAACACTGTTTTTGGTTTTAACTGTTCCGCGTGCGCTCAGCCGCATTCACCACATCACAAAATTCACTTTAAAAAGGGCGGCAGAGCAGTCACGGAGTAAAACTGATACCGCCAAAAGTCACCAGAAAATTGATAACAGAGGGCGTTGCAGCGGAGTTGTCACTTAAGCGTATGGTCAACCTGACAACCCGGTGTCCTCAACGGGGGAAGGAATAACCCCGCCATACTTACCGCCGCGCCATTTCGCGGATTGCCACAACCGGAAGCGCACGGTCGACGAAAATTTAACGACAGGCTATCTATGAACCAGCTACCTCGCCGTGCGCTTTCGCGTTATGGTCTGACTTTTCAGGGAAATATCCTTTCAGTAAACTGTCAGTGCCGGATGCTCACCCGTGTCCGGCGCACGCACTCCACCTCACCCGTGGAGAACTCCTTAATCACCAACCCTCAGGAGGGTGAAATGTCGACTGAAAATGATGAAATCATTAACTCCCTGATACGCCAGATTAATAATTTTGATAAAGCATTGCAACATGCTGCGGCGCGTAGTGATATAACTCTTTTAGCAATTTCATTTCTTGCATCTGTTATGGATAAAAATGAAGTCGTACGACAGAGTCTTGTTGATTATATCGACTCGCTTCAACCCGGCACTTTCAATCATGAGAGCTTCAATCATGAGAAAGAGCATGTTAAGTCTGTAATTAATTCTCTTATTTTGAATCAAAAGAATTAATGCTTTTTGTTGCAAAGTAATTTTCAAGGGGTTCTATTCGAATCCCTTTCTTTTTCATTAACAAGCCAAACCCCTTATCAATGATGTCCATTAGATCCAGGAAGTATTTTTCATGTAAATCCTGGTTATCAGAGAGCTGCTTCTCTTCGTACAGCCCGATAAAGGCTCGGCGTACGTTACCGGATATATTGTCGATGGTTTCTTTTTCTACGGTACTCAGGTCAAGAGTCGCCAGTTGAGAGCGAACCACATTCGATGCCATTTCCTGGAATGGTACTGGTAAATCTTTAAATTCCATCGTCAACCTCATCAGTCAGTGTTTCTGGTTAACCAGCGACGCGCGCCAGCTTCAGTTTTAAACGTTTTGCTTCTGGTATATGTCATCGCGGTAAACGTGCCGTCCTGGTTGGGAAACACGCCGCATACCAGAGATTCGTTGTTGCCAAGCTCGATAGTATCCATGCTGACCTCATTTCCCCTTAACGCCGGGGTAGCGGAACAAAAACCTGCTGCATAGTTATTAAAGTTGAACCCTGCCGTCATGTTCTTACGCCTCGGGCTGGCTACTTAACCCCTGACCACTGCCGGGTAACTCGAAGTATTGCCTGGCGTTCTGTGGGGCGGGGTGGGTTGATGAATGAACAATACCACTACTATTTAATTATGTAAATAGCAGTGCTATTATCGTGGCAAGNAAAAAAACCACCCGAAGGTGGTTGTTGACAGGAAGGATTAACAGGTTTTGTTTGGATACTGTCTTCGTGAGTGAACTACATTTACGATCTCGATGTTAGATGCTGTTACTCGGTAAAGTATTATGTAGTTAGGATGAGTCACTATCTCACGAAGACTTGGAACTCTTTCGCTCGGTGGGTACAGATAAGGGTGTTCAGTAAGTGACAAAACTGATGTTTCAATGCGTATTTTTAGTCTACGTGCAGCGGGAGGGTTTTCCTTAGCAATATAGGCTACGATCTGACGTAAATCATCACGTGCAGAAGGTAGCCATAAAATGGGCAGCATTACTCACTCCTGTTCGTTGCAGCTAATTGAGCAATAAGGTTTTCCATTTCAGCCATTACTTCGTCATGTGGAATTGCAGGACGGGGATCTGAGAGGCTTGCTGCCACTTTGGTTCGCAACCATTCGTTATAGCTGTTTTCTTGTTCGACTGTTTCAAATTCAGAAATTATCGGGGAAAGGGCTGTACTCATGTTTTTACCTCCTCAGATTAGGCGCGACGACCCTTTTGCGCAGCTAGCCATCGCGCAACGATTTCTTCAATTGATTCTTTTTTCTCCTTCATTTCCTTAAGCATTTTCTCTTTATCTTCTTTGGGGAAAGCCCTGAACGTCTGGAGCAAATCCCGCTCCATGGGGTCTATATTAAACGGAAGTTCGTTTTCCGATTGTTCCATATCTGCAGATATAGTGACAACATTGTCCTCCCCAGATTCTTGGGGATACATCCTTACAATTTGTAACAACTCGGCCATATCTGGTCTGATTGACTCGGGAGGAACTTGCAGCAACCCTGCGAACTTGATAACAGCCTCAAGATTTAAAGGTGTCTGACCATTTAGATAATGGCTTACAGCTCCCTGTGTCGAAAATCCCAGAATTTCTGCCGCACGCTCTTGGGTTAACCCTAGTTGANTTTTTTTTCGCCGTCCAGATTTCTTTCAGTCTCTGGGCGGCTTGCAGGTCGATCTCTGACAGGGATTTTCTTTTCATACCTTCAATTCTAATAAGATTATTAATCTCTTTGAAATAGTGATGCTATTTACTTTTAAAAATAACAATGCTATTAATGATCGTGATGACATCACATGAGGTGAACAATGAATCTTGGAGAATATTTGCATCATTCCGGTATAACTCAGAAGCATTTTGCTGAAATTGTTGGGGTAACCCAAGGGATGGTAAGCCATGTCATTACCGGACGGGCGAAACTTACGGGGAAAAAAATTTTACGCTGGTGCGAAGCAACAGGCTGGATAGTAACTCCGCACGAGATTGATGGCAGTACTTATCCCAACCCAACCGACGGCTTACCTGTCGAGTATCAGGCTAACACACAACCAGAGGCGGGGGTGATTCATGAAAATCAAGCATGAACACATCCGCATGGCAATGAATGCCTGGGCGCATCCGGACGGCGNAAAAAGTACCGGCTGCGAAAATTACCAAAGCGTATTTCGAGCTGGGAATGACGTTCCCGGAACTGTATGACGACAGCCATCCGGAAGCCCTGGCCCGTAATACCCAGAAAATTTTCCGTTGGCTGGATAAAGACACCCCTGATGCTGTTGAAAAAATGCAGGCTCTGTTACCGGCGATCGAAAAGGCGATGCCGCCTTTGCTGGTGGCCCGTATGCGCAGCCACAGTTCTGAATATTACCGTGAGATCGTCGAACGGAGGGATCGGCTGGTGAAGGATGTCGATGATTTTGTTGCGTCAGCGGTTGTTTTGTATGACCAGATGAATCGCGGCGGCCCGGCAGGGAATGCTGTGGTGATGCACTAAAAGCACGGTGTTCGGGGGTTTTATGAGCAGCAAGCTTCATGGTCTTGTCTGGGAAGGGTGCGCCTTCACCGGCATGATCTTATCCAGGGTGGCGGTTATGGCCCGTCTTGCAGACTACAGCAATGACGAGGGCGTGTCATGGCCTGCCATTGAAACTATCCGGCGTCAGATCGGTGCAAGAAGTGAATCCACAGTGAAATCGGCTATTGCAGAACTGGCGAAAGAGGGCTGGCTGACGAAGGAAGAGCGTAAGGTCGGTGGGCGTAATGTAAGCAATATCTATCGGCTTAATGTGGAAAAACTCGAAGCAGCTGCGGCGGCGGCGCGTGAGTCATATAAACCGAAAAGAAAAATTAGCCCGGCAAAAAATGACCCGTTAACAGTTGACCCGTCAAATATTGCCCCCTCAACGGTTGACCCGTCAAATTTTGATGGATCAACTGTTGATAAAAAACTGCCGATTAGGGGGGCGATGATTGACCCCGATCCGTCAGTATTAAAACCTGATCCGTCAGATAAAAGATCTTCTTGTCCGGACGCTTCGCAACCGGACCCGCAGACGGCTGAACAGGATTTTTTAACCCGACACCCTGACGCGGTTGTGTTCAGTGCGAAAAAACGCCAGTGGGGAAGTCAGGAAGATTTGGTGTGCGCACAGTGGATCTGGGGACGAATCGTGAGTCTTTACGAGCAGGCGGCCAGCTATGATGGCGAGATCACTAGACCGAAAGAACCCAACTGGACAGCATGGGCCAATGACGTTCGCACAATGCGGATGCTGGATGGCAGAACTCACAGACAAATTTGTGAAATGTTTGGGCGTCTCCAGCGGGATTCGTTCTGGGTAAAAAACATCATGAGTCCGGCAAAACTCCGGGAAAAATGGGATGAACTGGTTATCCGCCTGGGGCGTTCGCCTGCGCAGCGTTGCGTGAATCACATTTCTGAACCGGACACTGAAATACCGCCGGGATTCAGGGGGTGACGTGTCATGAAAAACATTGCGGCAGTTGGGGTTCTTGAACGTATTCGCAGACTTGCACCACAGGGGTCGGTTCCACCGTACCGGACGGTGGAGGAGTGGCGGGAATGGCAACTTGCTGAAGGACGAAAACGCAGCGAGGAGATTAACCGCCAGAATCGCCAGTTGCGGGTGGAAAAAATCCTGAATCGTTCGGGCATCCAGCCTCTGCACAGCAAATGCTCGTTTGCAAATTATCAGGTGCAGAACGACGGGCAAAAATACGCGCTGAGCCAGGCCAAATCCATAGCTGACGAACTGATGACCGGGTGCACGAATTTTGTGTTCAGCGGTAAAACCGGCACCGGGAAAAATCACCTTGCAGCGGCGATGGGCAACCGGCTGATGGTGAAGGGGCGCAGCGTGATTATCGTCACCGTGTCTGACGTCATGAGCGTGTTGCATGACAGCTACGACAACGGCAAATCCGGGGAAAAATTTTTACAGGAGCTTTGCGGGGTTGATTTGCTGGTCCTGGATGAAATAGGCGTTCAGCGGGAGACGAAAAACGAGCAGGTGGTATTGCACCAGATAATTGATCGCCGGACAGCATCACTGTGCAGTGTCGGGATGTTAACAAACCTGAATCATGCCGCAATGAGTACGCTTCTTGGTGAGAGGATTATGGACCGCATGACCATGAACGGTGGTCGATGGGTGACGTTTAACTGGGATAGCTGGCGTCCAAATGTCAGCAATATGAGGGTTGTGAAGTAATTTTGTCCGGAGGAAATTTTAATGGAAACCGTATCTGACGCACTGAAAGCACTGAAAAAAGCCTCTTCACATGTGGTGGCAGCTCGCCTTGGAATCAGTCGTGAAGAGGCTGTCAACGAGCTGTGGGAACTCAAAAGAAAAGGCGTCGTTGATAAAACTGGTCACACCTGGTTTCTGGCTGGCGAAGGTGAATCCCGGGTAACCGAAGAGCGGCCAGTAAAATCTGAAGCACAGGATATGCTGACCGGGGAGGTCGAACAAAAAGTTACCGCAGACATGATGATTGAGTTTATCGGTCAGGATGGGGCTAAAACGTGTGAGGAACTGGCGGGTAAGTTCAGTGTCAGTACTCGCAAGGTTGCTTCCACGCTGGCGGTGGTAACCGCAACGGGGCGGCTGGCACGCGTTAATCAGAACGGTAAATTTCGTTACTGCATGCCGGGCGATAATTTACCAGCAGAGCCGAAAGCCGCGCTGGTAACGGAAAGTGATGGTAAGGCCTTTCCTCAGCCAGCAGGTGCTGCGTTACCAGTCCGGGAAGCCGCAACACAGGAAGAAATTAAAACAGAAACTGTGGCGGACATTGTGCAGCCGTTGCCATCGTTTACCGAAA